CCAAATAATATAATATCTCCTGCTTGAAAATTATGTGCAGATGAAAATGTAAGAGTTACTTCCGGGTCTCCATTTGATGTACTAAATGCATTTGTAATAGCTGTACCTGATGGATTAACTAAAGGATGAATATCGTAATAAACACCTCCTGAGTAGGTATATAGAATTCTATTAGTACCTAGAATAGCATACTTAATACCTTCTTTATTAACGATGTGGTGTAAAGCTCTTGTGGCTCCTGTAAGTTTTTTGTCTCCTAAAGAAGCCCAACCACCTATTTTTTCAGGAGTACCATATCTAAATCTAACATTTTCTCCACCTGTCCATTGAGACTCTGCCCCTGTCGGTGTTACTTGTTTATTAAATCCTGGTAAAAAAGCTATTTTTTGTAGCATATAAAAATCCTTTTCTAGGGTTTATATCAGATTTATAGGGAATTCAAATGGTTAAAGCAGAGGGATTCTGTGGTGGATCCTCCCCCTGCAAGCCTAATGTATAGACTATTTTTTAGGTAATGTAAAACCTTTAAACCAATTCGGCAACCCTAAAAATGGTCTTGCATCGTATAAATTTTCTTTAGATGTTTCAGATAATTTATTGTAATGTAAAAATACTTGTCCACAGTCATTACCTGTAAATTTTTCTCTCCAATGCTCTAATTCACAACCATGGTACACTAGCATATCTCCTGGTTTTAAATCTACTCGAACGCCTTTCATACCTTCTTTTCCAGATGGTTCTAGATATATTGGCCATTCATCACCACCAAGATTCATAGTAGTAGATATTTCACAACTAAATCTATCTTTGTGTCTTTTAAGTTCATCACCTTTTTTATATATTCTTGCATAAGAATAGGATGGTTGAAGCTCTAATCCTGTATGTTTTTCCATTATAGGTTTTATTTCTTCTAATAAAGTTTCCATAGCAATATCACTGTAATGTGAGTATGTATCCAGAACTTGTTTATCATTCCATACACCAAAGTATTCTGTAAATTGAGAAATGTATTTTTCATCAAATAAAAATCTTGCAACTTTTCTTTTTTTTAAAAAATATTTATAAACAAATTCTGCTAATTCTAATGAGATAGCTTGTTTTATTACTAAGTATTTATTTTTTTGAAAGTTTGTTAGTTTCATATTAAGTAAAATAGTTAAAGTTAATTATATATCTAAAGTTAGAGTTTTTTGAAGTTATTGCTCTATGACCAATATGAGAATCAAAAACTACGATTTTATTTTCTTCAGATTCTATAAATTTAAATTTATCTTTATATTTAAATTCTGTTCCTCCATCACAAGTATTTAAATACAATATTGCAGATTTACAATTGTAATTATTGTCTGTGTGTAAATCACACTTATCTTCTGTAAAGAAAGAAGAAGGTAATAAATTTGCTCTTACCTCTACAACAGCTTTGGAATTAAGTTTTTCTAAAATAGGTAATATAAATTTAAAATATGTATCACAATTTATTTTGTGGTCATTGAAAAAAGAATGTGTAAAATAACCTAAATTGTTTGTTGTATCTCTAACCATAGTTTTTCTCTTAAACCAAGCAAACTCACTTTTAGTAACAAGGTTTTTTAATTCTTCAAAAGAAGTTTTATCTAAAAAATTTTTAATTATTTTCATATAGGTATAAAAGAAATTTTATCATTTTGTTTTTTAAAATCGCTGTTGATTACATCAAACCCTAATGTAATCCTTTCATCTTCATAAGGTTCATTAACTTCTACTTTATGTTTTAAATTACAAGGACCAATATAAATATTACCAACTTTATTATTTATTACTGTTCCATCTTCAAATATTGTTTTTGTATTTTTAGGATCTATTGAAATATAGCCATGAAACAACCAATGATGATTATGCCAATTTAATACTTCATTTGATTTATGAAAATTTATCCAAGATTGGACCCAAAGGTTTTCTTCTTTGTTATTATAACTTTGAATTATATGTTTTAATTCTAAGAATAGTTTATAAAAATATTCATCTCCAGCAGTAACTGCAAAAACATTGTATAATCCATAGTTCTTTGTTGTTTCTTTAGATTTAGTTATATTACAAATTTTATTGTAAGCCTCTTTACATTTTTCTATAAAAAGTTCTTGGTTGCTAATAATTAAATTAGATTCAAATATAATTTTTTTAAAACTCATTATTTAAATGGGTAGCCTAAATTCCATACTACTAAACTGTTTCTTTCTCCACTTGTAACAGGACATACTCTATGCCACACAAAACTTGGAAATACAACCAAGGATCCTTTAGGAAGTATCTCTGTACATTTTTTAATATTAGGTTTTTTATCAGGATCCATGTTTCTAAAATCAAATTCTAATTCTCCACCTGTATAATTTTTAGGGTCAGATAAACATACAGTTACCGATAGTTTTCTAATTCTTCCATAAGAAGGTAAATCTTTTTTTTCATAAGGTTTGTTCCAACTATCACAATGCCAATCATAAAACTGACCTTTTTTATATTTTGTAAATTGACATGCTTCTGAGAAGTCCCATTCAAAATTCCAACCAGCGCTTCTATTGGCTTCATGTATGTAAGGTTGTATTTCTCTGTAGATCCATTTATCACTCATCCAAACAACATCAGAATTTCTTTTTTTCTTTAGATCTTTAATTTGTTTTTTATTTAATTTTTTATTTTCATAACCACCAGTAACTGCCATTTGATCTTGCATTTGATGACCATATTTTACAATGTCATCACAAATTCTTTCTGGAATGATAGATTTAAAATAATAATAATAGTGTATAAGATTCATTCTATCTACTTTGTTCTTTATAGAAAGAGTATAAAATACTTTAATTAATATGTAAAGAATAATTAAGCAGGCACCCAGGCTAAAGCTGAAGCGTCCCAATTAAAACCATTGACTGGGTCTTCCCCATCGTATGCTATCCATCTTAAATTATCTTCATTCCAATATATAACATAATGTTTTTCTACACCATTTGAAGTATATGTTGTAGCCGTTGGATAAGTTACTGGCGCTTGCCAATCATTATTTGAATCAAGTGACCAAGATTGGTATGGTTGTGGCATAATAAATACATCTTTTGTTTCATCGTAAGTGTATCCAATACCTGCATACTGCTTTCTAAAATTACTATTATAAGAAGTTTGTTTAAAATTTGTATCTGGTTTATTAAAAAAATTTTTACACCATGTTTCACCATCAACATGCATATCGTTTTCGCCTAAAGGTCCAGCGGCTGTTTCTACATCATTTGCTACTACTGTCACCTGTCTAACTACTAAATGAGTATCAGATGTAAAACCTGTTGGGTCTGTTTTTGATTCTAATTCTGCAAAATGTGCCATTACTAAATCCATTCCCCCGCTTTAATAAAAGTATTAACTTGATTTAAAGGCCACATTCCTGAACAATTAAATTGACCCGTCGCTTCACGAACAATGACTACACCAGATCCACCGGCTCCTGGATTTGAATATGTATACCATGTATCACCACTTCCTCCACCACCAGTGTTAGCTTGACCTACTTGTGATGGGGTTGGACCAACTCCACTAGCATTTGCTCCTCCACCTGGGCCACCATTACCACCTATGCCACCCGGAGCTGTAGGTCCTCCTCTGTTGTCGGCTCCTCCACCGCCGCCACCGGCATATGTTACTGATCCACCTGTTATACTATTCGCTGTTCCATTACCACCAGGTCCACCTCTTGGTTCTCCTGGAGCGCCGTTTGAACCAGCTCCGCCAGCGCCGCCACCACCGCCCGCACCACCGGCAGTGTGTATTGTCACACTATTCCCACCTGCATTTCCTTGACTACCTGGACTAGCTGATCCACCACTATAGGGACCTCCAAAGTCACTTGTACCACCACCGCCACCTGAACCACCAGTCGATCCATTAGTTTCAAAGGGACCTCCTTTTCCTCCACCTGTCGCTGTAATAGTTAAAATTGAAGAATCACCTCCATTGCTTGTTGTGCTACCACCTGCTCCAACAACTACAGGTGTAGAAGTATAAGGTACGCTAGTTAATTTTGTTCCTCCTGGAAAAGATGTTTTAAATCCTCCGGCGCCGCCTCCACCAGCTCTACCAGGCCCACCTCCGCCTCCACCAGCAATAACTAAATAATCTATTTCTGCTGGAGAGTTAGTTGGTGATTGAGTAAAGTTACCATCGGCTGTAAAAGTTGTAACTTTTACACCCGTACTAGTACTGTTGTCGGGGCCTATGATTCCGCCGTTAGCAGGTATATTATCAAGAGGAGTAGTCATCTAGATTACCTCCTATGCGTCATCCATTTCTTCGTATGAGATTGTGATAGTCAAGTCGCCATTGGCACTTGCGCCAGCTTCAATGTTATCAGATTCTTCTAAATAAAAACCTGTGTTTTTATTTATTAAAGAAAGTGATGAATCTGCCGGAACCGCAATAGTAGAAGCAATCATAATAGGTGAACCACCTGATTTAGTTATTGCAACAGATACGTCAGCAGAGCTTGACCCATCAATGTTAGCGATTGTTATTGAATTTATTTTTAAAACTTTTTCTGATGCACAAGCAAGTATTTGAGTAGTTAGAGTTGTATCTAAAGTTGCTTGAACTGTTTTACCGTAAATCGATGTTACGTTTACTATATTTGGTGCTGCCATAATGTACTCCTTTTATCCGAAAACTATCGCCATTGCAATAGCTTTTCCTGTTGATATACCAAAAGTTGAGGTTGCTGTCCACTGGGTATTTCCAGACCCATCTGTCGTAGTTAAGGCATAATCAGCCGCTGCACCCACAGCTGCTGGTAAAGTAAGGGTATAAGAACCACTTACCGTTGCCGGCGAATCTATAGCCACATAGGCTGAGTTATCCGCATCATTTAATTTTAATAGGTTATTTTTGTTTAATGTAAGGGCTGAATCTAATGTAATTCCTGAAAAAGTAGCAAAAACATCGATAACACTAGGATTACTTCCTGCACCATCAACATAAAGAAGTTTAAATCCTTTGTCTGTAGTGGCCCATGTAACCGTTCCACCTGATCCAGTTGCTGTTTTAAATTGAACAGTGTATGCACCACTTGTACTATTTTTAACTAAGTACCAATTCTCAACATCGTTAGGAACTGTTACAATCTTAGCTCCAGTAATTGCTTCAGGAGATTCTGCTCCTAAAATAATTACTCTAGTTGCAAGAGTTGCTCCAGTTGATCCATCTGATACAGCAAGAGCTGTAGTATTTGCTCCAGATCCTGCAGCGTTTAAAGTTTGAACTTTATATCCACCTTGGATTTGTTCTATAATATTTAAATTTGTATTAGTCTTTGTTCCCCAAGTACCAGCGTTTTCACCAGTAGCCATTAATTCTACGCCGAGAGGTGTATAAGTTGATGCCATTATTAAAATCTCCTAGTTTTTTAGTTTATATTGTTTATTTAGTTTTAAGTCAATCATAATTATGACGCCACTTTATCGGTGTATGAGGCGCTCGTTCTAGGTGTCTTATCGCTATAAGAAGCACTCGTACGAGGATATAATTGTTGATAATATCTTAATATTAATTCATCAGCTACAGAAGCAGTTGCCGTTTGACCTAATCCTGCTAAACTTGCAATAGTTGTTTGAACGGTAGTTACACTGTTAACACTTGATGTGGCTGATTGACCAGCTAAAACAACTGGAGTTACTGGTGTAACTGTTAGTGATCCTAAAGCACTAGTAGCTGTTACTCCGCTTACTCTAAAAGTTGGATTAGATGTAATTGTTACTGATCCAATAGATGTAGTAGCACTTAATCCTGTAATTCCTATTACATCTGCTGGTGATAATGCACCTACGGCTGATGTAGCTGTTAATCCACTTAAACCTATTGATTGATCTGCAGGATCTAAAGCTCCAACAGATGCTGTAGCACTTAAAGATGAAAGGGTGGTTGTGTTATCAGAACTAACTGATAGTGAACCAACAGAACTTGTAGAACTTAGTCCAGTTAATCCCATTACTTGATCGGCAGGATCTAAAGCTCCAACAGACGTAGTGGCAGATAATCCTGTTAATGAGAAAACTGCGGATTCAACAGTACCCCAACCATTTTCACCCCAATTTAAAGTACCCCAACCTGGTTTTACAGTTATAGCTAAAGCACCAACAGCAGAAGTTGCAGATAAAGCTGTTAGTGGAACATTTATTGCTGATTCACCCCAGTTTTCAACTCCCCATGTATCAGAACCCCAACCTGTTTCATGGAAGGCTGTAACCGTGCCTACTGTACTTGTAGCTGTTAAACCTAAACCTGATAGAGAAACATCAACGGCTCCTTGATCTCCCCATTGGTTTTGTCCCCAGGTGGTTCCGGATGCGTTCCAAGTATTTGCCATAAGGACTTACTCCTTATGCTATTTGAACAATGGCGTTGGTTGCTGTTTGAGCTGGAAATTCTATTGTGAAAGTTCCACTTGTTACAGTCTTGTCTGAACCAAAATTAATTGCACAGACCGCTCTGTTAGCTGTAAATCCTGTAACGGATGTTGAATTATAAATTAAACACCCTCTTGCTGTGAATGAAGCTGATGTCCAACTAATATCATTAAATTTAACACATGCTGTGTCTCCAGATAAAACTGGATCTGCAGAAGCAGTTAAAGATTTTCCTCCACCTGTATAACCAGATGAGTTTGTTGTTACTTCGTATGTACTTGTTGGGTCTGCTGTTGCACTTGTTGGTGCTGCATAAGCAGTTGTTGATTTACTTAAAGTTGCTGAGTCACTTGAATATAATGCAAGTTTAAAAGTGTTACCTGTAGGTGCTCCACTTGAATCATTAAAATTGTGTCCACCTTGTAGTATTTCTACTTTGAAACTGTTAGCTATTGCCGATGTTATTGTCATAATTTATCTCCTAATTACTACTGAGGCGGCGACTGAATCGGTATACGTATAGTACCATCTGTATAATCGTCTCGTCTTCGTCTCCCAATTTGCATCGCTGCAAACTTTTGTAGTTCTTGTTTATACTTTTGTTCGTATAATGTCAACATATCTGCTGGCCCTTTTAAATAAGAATATGCCTCCGTCAAACAGCAGTATAAAAGGCCTTGAGGGAAATATTTACTAACATATGTCCCTGAAGTATCACTCTCTAAGCTTGGTGGAACCTTGTTCCAATGTATAATATATTTATAATTAGCGTCTGGTGTAGGAGCTAAATATATAGCTCCAGAAGTAGTTGCTCCTGTACCAGTTGCTCCTCCAAACATAGCGTAATATTTAGGTAAACCGGTAGTATCTTGACCACTTTGACTTCCTTCATCACCCGTTAATTCTCCTACATATTCTTGTATGAAGGTTTGATCTCGTCTCTCCAAGTAAACTCCTTGTCCAGTACTGGCAGTAGTTGAGTCAAATACTTGTACTGCTCTTACAAATAAACATCCTGCAGGAACATTTATACTATTATAGTCTGTAGCTAATTGAGCTTCTGATTGAACTCTATCTGAATCCATAGGAAGATCGTATGCAATTCTATATTCTGCATTTTCTATAAATCTATTTAATATAGCAGCAGTAAAAACGTTACTGTCTACTTCAGTATAATTTCTAATATCTGTTTGTAAATTTGATAAAGTATATCCAGCCATAATTAACCTCTATCATTAACGGGTCCAATTGTACACTGAAAACCGCCTCCTGTTGCTGTGCTGGTAGCATTGGCTATTAATTGCACAGTTAAAGAATTGTATTCTGTTTTTGTAGCAGGTTGTGCTCCTGTATTAAAAGTTGTTCCAACCGCAGTTGCTAAATAAGAACCATAAACTTTAGCTCCACTTTCATGACTTTGAGCTGTAGTACTGGTTGGTGTGACTCCTTTATATGGAGCCGAACTTCCTCGCGTACATCCGGTTAAATCATTACTGGATTTTCCAGTATATTTAATAGTTTCATTTTCATAAGCTCCACTTGTGGTATTTACTTTTTCAATAACTATATAGCCAGAAGTTGGAAATGCCGAAGCATCTGTTAATGTAATTGTAGTGTCTGAAGAAGTTAAAGTTTCATTTAAAGTTGTAGATAATTCTAAAATTGAAACTGCTACACCACCGACAGGTTGTTTAATAGCACTAAATCTTACATATGAAGTACCTGCATTCAATCCATTTGATGGAAAAGAAACACTTAAAGTTTTTGCTGCACCAGTTGTTGTAAAAGGATTCTCAGGTAAAATATCTTGAACTGGGAATTCTACTCTAGCTGGTTTTGCATGTTGCAAAGCTTGTGGATCAGCGCCCACGGGCCTTGGATCTATTTGTGGTTGCTTAGGTTCGTATTCAGAGGTATGGACCCAAAGACCATTCCATTCTTGTACCATTTCTCTGTATGGAAATGCCGCACCAGAACGGTCCGAAAGCATTAATGCATTTCTACCTTTTGCAAATCGTGCCATTATATATTTGGATAATAAGTCTTAGGCGTTATATACGCACTAGCTGATGATCCATCCTCCTGTAATGCTCTAGCTAATTCATCCTCATACAATAATTTCATTTCTTGAACTCTTTGAGGTGCATATTTTTGAGCTAGATAATAAGTTAAACCTGAAATCATTGCAGGTATAAATCTGTATGGAGCATCTGATGCATTAGTATAAGCTCCTGCATCTTGAATTCTTTTTACATAATAAATATTTATATAATTACTTGCTTGAGTAGAACCAGGAGTTGGGTAAATTGTAACTGTAGTTTTATCTATAAATCTTTGAACCCAAAATTGACTTGGAGTTCCTTTAACTAATTTATTTGAAAAAGCAGCATAAGTATCTCTACTTACTTTTGTAAGGGGTAAATCTGTTTGGTCGGTTGTGTCATAACCCGTTCGGTAAGAAGCCGACATAATATCACTTATACCATATACACCATTTGTAGGAACAGTTGTGTGACTTGTTCCATCTGAACTGTTTCTAAAAAATGTGTAAGTTTGAGAACCCTCAGTTAAATCGATATTTGTATCGCCGACTTCCCAAAAATGAAGTCCTCTATTTCCCCATTCTTGAAAAAGAATATTTAAAGATCTTCTAGCACTTCTAATTTGATGACCGGCAGTACCAACTAGGCCAAGTCTTTCATAAGCCTCGGCAATGATATCATCAATTGCCAGATTCTGATCAAATCCGTAAGCACCCGATGTTGTGTTCGCCATCTAAGCTCCTATCCATTATACAGGACGTTCATCTGATCTATGTTATCCAAAGTATAAGTCACTTGTAAACCATTATTACATAATACTCCTGGTGCAGGTATATTAAAATGAGTTTCATTATCTGCTGTCCCATTTGTTCTATATTGCATAAATGGAGTATCACTTGAGGTTAAACCACTTGAAACATTGTGAAATTTTACATCTCCTGCTGTTCCACCGCTACAACAAGTAAATCCTTTAAGTGCAGTTCTTCCACCAAACATTCCCATTCCTCTAGAAGCATTAAATCCTAAAGAAACATTTGCTGCTGGTTGAGCACTCATTTCAGCTGCAGTGACAGTTAAGAAATATTTAGTTCCTGCTGTATCAGTCGCTGAACCTGGTAATGTAATTACTTCAGTTTGAGAATTACCATTTAAATCTGTTCCTGTTAGAGTTACAGTTTTTCCACTATCAGCAGAA